CTTCGGCGACACCAGGGCGACCCGGCCGGCCGGCGGCGTCTTGCCGTCGGTCATCGCGTTGACGCCCTCCAGGAAATTGTCATAGGCGTTGCCCGGCGTGATGGCCCCGGGCTTGCTCATCAAACCCGCGCCGCCGGCCATCTGGGCGATGCGGTAGATTTCGATCTCGGGGACGACGACTTCGTCGATCTGCCTTGAGAGGGCCAGTCCGGCCTCGGTCGTCATCATTGTGCTTTCAAAATTGCGGCGGTCGATCGAGAAGGTAAACGCGCGGTCTTTGCGCAGCGTCATCGTCTGCGCGCCGGCGTCCAACTCGTTCGGCGTACCGTAGCGGGCGGTGCCGGACATGGCGTAGTCGCGCATGGCGACGGTGGGGATGGAGTAGACCTGGACGGTGTTGACCCCCGTCCAGTCGTAGCTGTTGTTAACGGCGGCGGCCGTCACCGAGCCGGCGGAGAAGCGTTCATCCACCTCCGCCGCGTATTTTTCCGCGTAATTGATCGCCATAGTAGCCTCATCCTTTCTAACGTTCGTTCTACCTCTTCAAACCCGCCAAAAACCCGTCGGTCTCCGGCAAGCCGTCCCCGCTCTCGCCGGGCGCCAGCCCGGCGGCGCGGAACGGCGATTCCAGTTCCTCCCGGAGTTTGGAAACGGCCTCGCCGTGTTCCCTCTCCCGCGCCTCCCACTTCCCGGTCAAAAACGCCTTGTCGGCCTCGCAAAGTCCCAACTCCGAAAGCCAGTCCAATGTCATCGTTCTCTCACCCCCTTTCATGCCGTTTATGTTAGCGCAATCATAAAAGCTGCCGCGCTTATGCGCGACAGCCTTTACAATGGGCTTCTCTATCTATATTTGATTTTTAGCGTCTTCGAATAGCGCAACAATATTCACTAAGGGTAGATATAAAGCGGACATTCCGGGTTGAGTTGTCAGCAACGTCACTTGAGAGCGAAGGTAAGGGAACATGATGGCAACAGCATTATTCCTTAAAAGAACTCCTTTTTTCTTTTCATCAATATCCTCAGAAAGGTCAATTCCAAAAATTCCGACCAATCGGATCTCAAAGGAGGTTCCATTCGGGTATTTCCCTAAAACGCCTAAACTTACCCTATGCGTATGATTGCCGTTCATAGCTAGCTCCCGTGAATACTGCAACGTAGGATTGCTGCCTTCTGGATTGCCTTGCCTTATGAAATTCATTTCATCTATATATAGATCGCGGAGTTTCAACACGCTCTCATTTTTAATAGACACGTTTAAGATGCACTCCTTAAGCTAAAAATTGACTGCTCGTAGTCTTTCCATTTCAAATACCGGTGAATCAGAGGATAAGGGAAAAGGGGGCGTGGTAACGCTGTCATATGCAACATCACCCTGTTTTCCTATAGGCCTACAAACCAACTTTGCTGTTAGCCCCAATTTACATAAGATTTCCCCAATGGTTTTGGCGGTCAGGTTCTCTGTGCCGTTTTCATATTTTGATAATGTAGGCTGAGTGATTCCCATAGAATCCGCAAGCTGTGCCTGTGTTAATCCGTCATCAATCCTCCTCAGCAAGAGCTGCGCGGAGACTTCAGAGATGATGCCGTCACTGATAGCCTCATCTATTGGATAGTCTCGCATAATTTGGCCAATCAAGACCTCTTCATGATAACTCATGGCAATCATACCTCCCGTATTTCCGTTATAGAACGGACTGTGAACTGTTCATACCATCCGCCTGCCCGTACACTAAACTCATATCTGATGTTGTTGCGTTCTACATACAACCGGCTGTAGGTGCTATGGTATGTAATTTTTGCAAGCACTTTTTCTTGTATAACCAATCATCAGGGGAACTATATGTTGTTATATTAACATAATTCTACATAAAATGCAACCATTGATTTATGCTTTTTTATGACTTTTCAATAATTCCCGCTCACCCCCGCTCCAGCTCCTCCAGCGTATACCGCTCAAACACAACCTCCACGGGAGGCCAAACCCCCTCCCCCTTTCGCGAAAGGGGGATGTCGCCGCGGCGACAGGGAGATTTTCCCAGCGCCAGCCCGGTCCCCACAAACCCCAGCAGTTCCTCAAACGACGCTTTCCACTCGGCCTCATAGCCGTCGGCGTCCAGCTCTATGTCGGCGTACATCGCCAGCAGCGTCATCCGGTTGGGGGTGCCGCGCAGCGTGCCGTCGCAGATGTCGAACCCCATGCCGTTTTCGATGACGGCGCGTTTCAGCATCGCGGCCAGCGCCTCATAACTCTGATGATCGATGTGAACCCGCAGCGTCTCCACGCCGCCCTGGGTGTTGTCCACCGTCTTAACCCGCACCGCGCCGTAGGCGGCGAGGTTGTGGCGGAACTCGGCCAGATCAGCCCCGTCATAGTTTTTCAGAACCAAAATGGTGTTCCGCGCGTCCTCCTGCAAACTGTTCTGGAAGTCGGACATCAGCGTGTTCAGCGCGTCCTGCAGCGACTTAACACGGTCCAGCAGCGGCTGTTCGCCGGGAGCTTTGAACGCGGCCAGCGGCACGCTCCCCCAACCCCACGGCCTGCCGTTGACGGTCAGCCACGCCCCGGACGGCGCCGTATTGTCCGGGACCAGCCGCCCGCCGTCCAGCAAATACCGCGAAATCCCCTCCTTGGTATAGACCTCCGCCCGCTTGACGCGCCGGTTGTTTCCCGCATAGTCCATCGCGTCCTGTTCATAAACCCGCAGGGCGCAGTCCAAAACGGTGTGTTCGCTGTCGGCCCAGAACGGCAGCAGTTCATACGGCGGGATCCGTTTGCACTGGACGCGCCCTTCCCCGTCGAAATACGGCATCACCCAGCCGATCCCCCCGCTGACCGCGTCCTCGCAAACGGCGCGGATCGTCTTGCGCCGCCGCGGATTGAAAAAATCCCCCCAGTCCCCTTTCCCGAAAGGGGGCGTCCCCGCGGGGACGGGGGATTTCCCCGGCGCGCCGGAGGCGTCTGTCAGCCGAAACGGTTTCCCCACCAGATAGTTCACCTTTTGCCGCACCAGCTTGCCGTATTGGTTGTCAACCAGCCGGTTGTTGGGCAGGTTGCGGGAGACTTCCAGCTGCCCGCCCCGCCCGATGACCCGGCGTTCGCGGGTGAGGATGTCATGCTTCCCGGCGAGGTAACGGGCGGCGGCGATCTGCGCCGCCCGCCGCGGCGAGTCCAGCCAAGCGGCGGCCTCGCGGGCCAAATAATCCAGCAAATGCTCACGTCCTTTCCCTATCGCGTGATATATAAGGAATTAAGGACGCCCCAAAGTCTGGGAACGCCCCTAATCTCTTCAGTCTTCTCATCCAATAGAAACTCCCCAGAAATTATGAATGACGGCGAGAATATTCATCATGATAACACATAATGTCAGCCAAAAAGCGATTGCATAGAGGTTCTTCCTTAATGGCCACCTTCGAGCAAGAAAAATATTGACAACCCAATGTTTTGCGCCATAATAACGGCCTTTATCAATAGTTTTAGCATTAACGATCAACAAGACGGCAATCGTCATGGTAATGGCATTTAGCCCCGCAAAAATACCCCTATCTTCGTCCACGCCTAATATTTCTATGAATAGATACATCAGCAATATTTCGCAAACTATAGCGATGCTGAATACTATATATTTCCGTATTTTACGCATTATACTACCACCCACGCAATCTGTTATATTCAGACACATTGAATATCAGACTCCATTTGCTTATTTGTCCAATATATCGTCTCTAATCCGACGGGCTGTCAGTTCAATTTGGCTTTCCATCATTCTACCATATTTCCCGTTCCTTTGGAAGCCGCTTGAACGGGCGGCCCCTCCAAAATCAAAACCCAAACACCCCGTCCCCGTCAACCCCTTCCATGGCATACCGCATCGCGTCCATCAAGTGGTCGGGGTACGGCCCGGGGCGTCCGGGACGGTCCCCGTCCCAGGCGTAGGCCGAAATCTCTCTGAGGAAATGGACGCACCGGGGATGAACGATGATCTCCACCCCTTGCAGCGCCCGTATCCCGCCGCGCACGCTGTCCGGCCCCTTCCGCGCCGCGCGGACCCGGCAAAGCCCCAGTTCCCGCAGCTCGTCAATGCTCTTAGGCTCGGCGGCGTCGGCCCGGATCGCCTCCTTCCGGTATCCCATCTCCTCAATCCGCAAAAAAAGCGCCCGGTTGGTCAAACGCTTCTCATACAACTCATCAAACACATAAAGCCGCTCTTTCCCCTTGTCAAACAACCCGCAAAACAAAGCCGCCGGATCGGCGGCATACCCAAAATCCAGCCCAAAAACCCCCGTCAACTGTCCGCTGTCCACTTTCAACTGTCCACTGTCAAACCTCTCCTCCCGCCAGTTCTCATAGATCAGCCCCTCGCTCACGCCCCACTCGCCCAGCCCCGCCACCCGGTACCGGCGCGGGTCGCGTTTCTTCATCTCGCGGAACAGCTTCTTGTCGGCGTCGTCGAGAAATTCGTTGCAGCGGTAGGTGGCGGTCATGGCGAGGACGTCCCTGCTCTTCGTCCGGAAGAACCGCTCGTTGAGCCAATGCTTCTCATTCCAGGGGTTAAAGGTCAGCGTGATCTGCTTAAACGGGGAAGCGGCCGCGGGCGGGGCGGTTCCTTGTCCGGTCCCGCCGCGGATACACTCGTCTAAAAAGGCGAAATCCCGCTCGTCGGTGATTTCAAACGCCTCCTCGATCCACATCCAGCACAGCGCGCCCCGTTCCGGCGCGAGCGACGCGATCTTCTGGGGGTCGTCCAGCCCGCGGAAGAAAATCTTCTGCCCGGTCGGGCGGTAACGCATCTCCAGCGGCGACTCCTTAAAACTCCAGTATTTTTCGCAGCGCAGCCGCCGGGTGGCCCAGCGCAGCTCGGCGAAACAGGAGTCCCGCAGCGTCCGGCAGACCTTCCGCACCACCAGCGTATTCGCGCCGGGGTATTGCATCATCCTGGTGATGATGTTGAGGGCGGTCGTCTTCGACTTCTTCGAGCCGCGCCCGCCCTTAACGGCGCGGTAGCGCCCCTGGAAATGCCAAAAGGCTTTGTAGCCTTTGCCCACAACGTCGGGCAAATGTATCCGGTCCATCGTTCACCTCCGGGAAAACGGCATAGTAAAACCGCCCCCGTTTGGGGAGGGCGGTCTGCTCTCGTGAGTTGTTATTTGTACCGGCTTGCATACCTAGTTATTTGCCCGGCCAAGATGCCATTTACGACGATATAGATGTAAATCACAAAAAACCCAATCCCAATAAAGATAGATATAATCTTGATGGTTTTGCCTTTTGACCCGATGTATTTTGGATATAGTACCCTGTATAGCCAAAGGCTCCTAATGAAAGCCGTAGGAATTATTCCAAAAAACAGCACCGCTTCTCTGCAAAATGCCAAAGAGACATTTATGCGGGTATGTAAGAGACAGGGAAAAAGCCAATTAAGCAAAAAATGAAGCACAAGGACAGAAGAAAGCTGAAATCCGAGATTGAATTGCATGGATCGCAGCCATTCGTTCGTAATGATTAGCAAAGTGCCATATTGTGCCAGAAGAATAAGGTTCAACCATACAGTGCGCCGAAGCCGCCCGCCAAGCAACCCCTTTGACAATGCCTTTCTGGGTTGAAAAAATATGGATATAAGCATCTTAAATTCGTTCATCCCACCCACCCATATCAATATAAACCTGTCTATTGCGGTTGTCAAGTAGGGGCGAACTGTGTTCGCCCGCTTCTCCCGGTTCGCCCCTACAAGCGCATGATTTCAATTTCGTAACCGTTTCTGATTTTGACGTAGGGGCGGCCATTGGCCGTCCGTACCGTGTGTTAATTCGCGTTTTCTCAGTACCGGACGCGCAATGCGCCCCCGCCCCCCCGCTACCCAAGCGAATCCCCGCCTCCGATCACCAACGGTCCCTCCCCGCCGTCCGTTCCCGCGTCAAACAGCCCGAGCCGTTTGCCCAGCAGCTCGGCGGCCCGCAGCCGCTCCCTCGCGCCCGCGCCCTCCACCTCGCCGCGCAGGAACGCGTTCAATACCTCCAAAACCTCCCGCGCTTCCGCTTCCATCACGCGCCTCCTCAAAGCAAGAGCCGCCCCGTTTGGGGGCGGCCCGCATAGTTTCTGATGTTACCATTGTAGCACGGTTGCGGCTCTGCTGTTCTCTGTTCTTGTTTTCCCATTTTCTACGAACATTTATTCTACATTTCTCCGGTTTCTCACTTCGCCCGGGGGCCTCTTCCCACAATCCTTCCGGTTTGCCTGCTTGAACTTTATGTTCGATAAAGCAATTTTGTGCAATTCGTACAGCCTCTGCTCCGACAGCGACATCTCCAGGGAAATGTCCAGCCAGCACTTCCCGTCGATATACCTGGCCCGCATGATTTGCCGCTGGACCGACGGCAGCTTTTCTATCACCCGTTCGATCCGCAGCTTCGCGTCCCTAAGCCTCGGGACCAGCCGGCCGGCCATGGTCCGGATGCCGTCCAGCCGGTCGGCGATCAGCGGCATCGGGTCGTGCTGGCCGCTCATCACCGGCGCTTTCGACGGCGCGCGCGTACACCGTTCGGCGCGGGAGAGCCATTTCTCGCGCTCGCCGTCCAGCCGCTGCAATTCCCCGCAAATGCTCCTGTACTCTTTCAAGTGTTCCTTCGTCATGACTGCGTCATCCTTTCATTGGTACAAACGTTCGTTTATAATCTCAGTATAACACAAACGTTCGTGCCTGTCAAGACGCATTTCACGCCAAAAAACCTACCGTTCGCTCCGCCCGGCGTCCGGGCGGAAAACCCCCGTATCTACCGCCGGGGCAGCGTTTCAGCCTTATACTCCACGCCAAACGTCTCCACCGTCGCCTTGACCATCGTCCTCGGCTCCAGCGCCCGCATTTCCTCCCCGCCGGTATTCGGTCCGGCGGCGATCCCGTCGGCGACCTCCATCCCCTCAATCACCCGCCCGAACGCGGCGTACTCGCCGTCCAGCCACGGATAATCGACGACGCAGATGAAAAACTGGCTGCCGGCCGAGTCGTTGCTGTGGCCGCTCCGGGCCATCGAAATAACCCCCCGCTCGTGGGAGAGGTCGTTTTGCG